GTACTTCCCAGATGCTTCTACGGGCCTGACTGCCTACGCAGTGGATACCGTAACGACCTCGGACGTTCTGACCGATGCTATCTTCCGCAAGCTGATCCAGAATATGGATGATGCTGACGTACCGATGGATGGCCGTAAGTTCGCCTTTCCGCCTTCGCTGAAGAACACGATAATGGGCATTGATCGTTATGTGTCCAGTGACTTCGTAAGCGGTCGCTCGGTACAGAATGGCAAGATTGGCGAGCTGTACGGTATTGACCTGTACATGTCCACCAACGCGCCTACGGTGGAAACAGCTGCCGACATCAGTGCTGGTGACGCACTGAAGGCGTGCTTGCTGTTCCACACCGATACCTTCATTCTGGCAGAACAGATGAAGATTCGTTCGCAGAAGCAGTACAAGCAGGAATATCTGGCTGACCTCTACACCGCAGATACCATCTACGGCGTCAAAGAGTACCGTCCGACTTCTGGCTTTGTGCTGATCGTAAACGCCTAACAAGGCAGTTGAGGCGGCGGAGGAGACTCCGCCGTCTTACTCCTAAGACTTACTACTCTGTAGGTCTTATAAGTAAGACACTCCAAAAGAGACTATTCCTTTGAGTAACTACACCCAAACTACAGCATTCACGCCGAAAGACTCTCTCAGCACTGGTAACCCATTAAAGGTTATCAAGGGTACTGAGTTTGATACAGAATTTGGTAACATTGCTACCGCTATTTCTTCTAAGGCAAACATCACTAGCCCCACGCTAGTTACGCCTGTCCTGGGTACTCCTACAAGCGGTACACTGACTAACTGCACAGGGCTTCCGCTTACGACGGGTGTCACAGGCACTCTTCCGATTGCCAACGGCGGCACAGGTCAAACCACGTACCTGAATGGCGAGTTGCTAATCGGCAACACCACTGGCAACACGCTCACGAAGTCTACGCTCACCGCCGGGACCGGCGTGACGATCGCGAACAGCACAGGGTCGATCACCATTTCAGCAACAGGTAGTGGCGGCACCGTTACCTCCGTTGGGCAGACGTTCACAGGCGGCTTGATCTCTGTTTCCGGCTCTCCTGTCACTGGCGCAGGCACGCTTGCCCTCACCGTCGCTGGCACCTCTGGCGGCATTCCGTATTTTTCAGGAGCGGCAACATGGGCCTCTTCTGGCGTCCTTGCTGCAAACTCGCTGGTAGTTGGTGGTGGCGCTGCTGTTGCTCCTTCTACGGTCACGACCGGCACCGGAGTTGTAACCGCCCTTGGAGTGAACACCGACACCGCAGGCGCGTTTGTAGTCAACGGTGGTGCGCTTGGCACTCCTACTAGCGGAACCCTGACCAACGCAACAGGATTGCCAGCAGCAGGCGTAATTAATACTGCCGCAACGCTGACCGACACTCAGACACTGACCAACAAGACGCTGACTGCCCCTGTCCTGACCGCTCCTGTTCTTGGCACTCCAGCAAGCGGAACTCTAACCAACGCAACAGGCCTGCCTGCTGCTGGTGTTGTTGGAACTGCCGCTATCCTTGGAGCCAACACATTTACAGCCGCGCAGGAATGGGCGACCGGCACAGCAATAGCGTCTGCCTCTACGATCAATCTGGACACTGCCACCGGCAACAGAGTTCACATCACAGGAACTACAGCAATCACTGCTGTCACCCTGACCCGTGGGCCTAGAACGGTGATCTTTGACGGCATCCTGACGCTGACGCATAATGCCACTACTAACAACTTACCGGGTGCTGCTGACATAATAACGGCAGCGGGTGATAGGGCTATTTACGAAAGCGATGGGACTACGGTTTATTGCGTGAGTTACATCAGAGCAAGCGGGGTGGCGGTGGTTGCCGCCGCAGGCATTGCTCCAGCAGGCGCAATCATATATACAGCACTTAACTTTGGAGGATTTTAATTATGGCCGTTACAGCAACCCCGATCTTTGCACAAACACCTTACGCTAAAACACTTACGTTAGCGGCTCAGACAGCGTGTACTACTCGCGCACCTACTGCTACTGCGTCTCTGGCAGGGGCTAATATCACAGCCTTTGTACCTGCATCGACTAATGGCTTGAGAATCGACTCTATACAAGTCAATGCGGTAGGCACGAGCATAACGACAGCTAACGCTGCGAACATTGTTGGCATTTGGATGTGGGACGGCACGACTGCGTTTTTAATACAAGAAATTGCAGTGACAGCAGTGACTCCTTCTACAACTACTGCCGCATTCACCACTACGCTTAACTTTACACAGCCCCTTGTTTTGCCTGCTGCATTTGCTTTGTACGCAAGCACGACAGTAACAACAACTTCTGCTGGCACTGCTTTGCAAGTAACTGCCTTCGGTGGAGCGTACTAAGATGCCATCATCATTTAATTATAGTCCGACACCAACGGCAGGTAGTGTTACAGCTACAGCATCAGGAAAGTTAAGTGATGGCAGTAAAGTAGTCCTTAATAGCGATGGGACTGTTAGTGCTGTAGCTGCCGTACCAGCAGCAATA